TGATTAAGCCGTTCAAGTTCGTATCGGTCAGCGACGTCGAGCGCTGGTAACCGTCGCGAGCCATCACGGCATCCCTCAACTCCGACAGCGCGAAGGTGCGAGCCATGTCTTACCGCCGGGTGTTGGTGGTGTTGCGGACGACGAGCAGGAGCTTGATGGTCTTGTCAGCCATGTCGTCAGCCGCACCGGCCGCGGTGAACCCGGAGATGGTGATCGTCCCTGCCTCGGGGTCGTACGCCGACGGCTGGGCGTTGTCTCCGGCCGCGCCGGCGACGGTGCACGCCTCGAAGAGCGCGCCGGTGCCAGGGAACTTCTCCTTGAGCACCAGATCCCAGTCGCCCTCGCCTGCCCGGACGATGCTCTCGATGCATCCGCCGAACACGACAGGGACGGTGGTGTTCACCCCGACGAAGTAGCCGGTGAGGATCTTGACCTCGGTCTCCGGCGCCTGGACAAAGTGGAAGTCTCGATTTGCCATGGTGGTGTCCTCTGTGGACGCCGCGGGGGCGGAACCGAGCCGAAGCTCAGCGCCGCCCCCACGAGCGCCATTAGGCGATGTCGATGACGTCGGCGAGCTTGACTGCGCAGGCCCAACCGGGCGCCTTGCAGAACAGGTTCCCGTACCCGCCAACCTTGGCCATGTACGAGTCCTCGCCTTCCATTGCGTGCAGAACACCCGTGCGGTTCAGGAACTTCGGGAACGACCCGTTGCTCTTGAGCTTCCAGATGCCCTTCTTGGTGACCATCATGCGGTCGGTGCGGCAAGCCCAGGTCGGCATCAGGGTCACGCGGTGCGCGCCCACGGTGACGGCGAAGGTCTTGACGCCCATGTCCACCATGCGGCTCGAGCCCAGCGTGGTCGGATCCAGGACCATCTTGCCCTGAGCCGCCAGCACCATCTCGGTCAGCACGCTGGTGTGCATGTAGGCCACGAGGTCGTGACCACCGCCGCCGATGGCGTTGCCGAGGAGGCCGCAGACCTGCGTCAGCGTCTCCCACAGGGGCTCGCCGGTGCCGTCGTAGTACAGACCGCCCAGGCGATCCGGGTCATCCGAGCGGGTCACTCCGTAGAACGAGTCGCCCAGGATGGTCCTGTCGAACGACACCCAGTCGAACATCCCCGTGATGCACTGCCCGAAGTCGCCCTCGGTGAAGATGTAGTCGGTGTCGGCGATCGCGGCGATGTCGTCGAGGTCTCCATCGACGGTGACGGTGCCATCGGTCCGCTGCACGGACAGGACGGTCAACGCCTCGCCAGAGTCACGCAGCGAGCCGGACGTGCCATCAGTCTCCCCGAAACAGATCTGCTGCCCCTTGTAGAAGTTGAAAGCGTCGGCCTTGTCGTCGAGCGTGATGACCGCGGCGTTGGAGACGTCGGTGCCGTTGGCGATCCGGCCGATCCAGCCGCCGCGGCCTCGGAAGATCCGGGACTCGACGCGGTTGGCCGCCGCCTGCATCTTCCGGTCGATTTCGTCGATGGTCTTGGCGAAAGCGCCCTTGTCCGACGCCGACGCCTCGATGGTGTCGTTGTCGAGGACGGCGATTTCGTACATCTTCTTGCGCAGGATCCCCACGAACTCCTCGGGGATCGAGGCAAGCGTGTTGGCGAGCGAGAGGGCGTAGGAGGCCGAGCCACCCCCGCCGATCTGGTAGATCAGGCCCTGCGACGCACTGCGACCCGGAAAGGACTCATCCTTGTCCAGGGTCTGAACCGCGGGGTTCTGGAAGTCGCAGAGGTTGTAGAGCTTGTCGTTGTCGTAGTGGATGTAGAGAGCGTCATTCCATGTGGTGAGATCGACAGACACGGTGGTCTCCTTCCGGGGACCTGTCCGCGCCGTGCGTCAGTCAGTCGAGCTTCTGGCTCCGTTCCTTGAGCATCTGCCAAGAGCGTTCGAGGCGTTCCTCGTCGGTCTTGGGTGGAGGCTGCTTGGTGGTGGTCGGGGCCGTTGCTTGGCTGGCGTCTGCGTTGGTGAGCGACTTCCGTGTCGATGCACTCGGCTTGGGCGTCGATTCGGGCTTGGAAGGAGTGTCGGCTCCCCTCTCCGGGGCGGTCAGGCGTTGGTAGCGATCCTTCTTTTTCTCGAAGGTGGGTTTGAAGTGTTCGTTTGCGAGGGCGGCGGCGTCACCGAGCGAGAGCTCGACCCCTTGGGCGTTGGCGTCTTCCATGATCGACCACACGATTTCTGTGGGGTCGTCTGCCTCGGCCATGAGGTAGCGATACTCGTGCTCCTGCTTCGTGAGAAAGCCTCCAACGGTCTGGAGGGCGCCTTGAACAGCAACACGCTGCTCCTCGGCTTCTTTCGCTGCGAGCTTGGCCTCGAGTGCGTCGATTCGTGCTTGGGCGCCTGAGACATTCTTCTCGGCGCGGTCAACGCTCAGCTTGAGATGAGGCGGTACTGCCGTTTTCGACTCTACTCCCAGGATTCTGGTAGTCAAGCCATCATATGCGCGGGCAAGGGCGGCCTGGCCCTTGTCCTTGCCCTCCTTGTGCTCGAGCATGTGGGCGACGGCGGCTGCGGGGTCCACCTCGTAGAGCCGATGAAACTCGGCCAGGGCTCCAAGGTCGGCCTCGTGCTCCTTGAACTTGGCCTTTTCGGCCTCGAGCGCCTTTTTCTCGCGTACCAAGGCGCCAAGCTGGCTCGCGTCACGCCTCGCCATGACTCCGGTGGCGATCGCGGCGAGGTCGGGGCCCTTGTCGGCCGCTGCCTCGGGCTCCTTTGCTGGCTCGGCTGGCGTTTCGGCCGGTGCAGGGTCCTCGACCGGGTCAGCGACGGGCTTGGTGGGCGCTTCTGCAGTCACGCGATGGCTCCTGGGGGCGGCAGCATGGCGGCTGCGGGGTCCATGGGCGCTCCACCGGGCGGCATGGTCGAGTCCATGGCCCCGGGCATGGGCGGCGCGGTCATGTCCATGCCTCCGGGTGCCGGCGGCGGGGTAGCGGCGGGGGCGTTCTTGGCCAGCTGCGCGTCCACGCTGTCGATGAAGGTGCGATAGCGGGTCAGGAGCGCCTCGGGGGTCGGCTTGTCCTTGGTCCCGTTGGTGATGTGCTGCTGATAGAACGCCTTGGCGACGCTCATGGTGAGCTTCAAGTTCATGTGGTCGTCGATGAGCGGGATGGGCGCGCTCTTGGCGTCCACCACCTCGCCCTTGTCGTCGATTTCCACGTCGTCGAGCTGCTCCATGGCCCACAGCACCCAGTCGAGCGGCGCGTTGCGGACCCGGTTGGCCTGCTTCAAGTCGGGGAAGTCCACCAGGGACATGGCCCAGTCGGGATCGAGCATCCCGGCGGCGATGAGCGCCTCGATCCGCTCCATCTTGCCGGCACGGGTCTGCGGCAGGTAGCCAGCCTCCTCGAGCTGCACCTCCATGCCGTCGTCCTTGAAGTCCACGTCGCCCCACTTCATGCGGTAGAGCGAGCCCTTCTTGGACCACTTGACCTCGGTCTTCTTGAATTCGGCGTCGTCGGACAGGTCCTGGGCGGCCTCGACGATGAGCTGGCCGATGTCCCGCCAGAAGGTCGCGTAGCCCTGCTCCAGCTGGCTGAATCGCTCGCTCTCGATGTCGTAGAACTCGGCCAGGGCAGCCCCCGAGGCGTTGGCCCCGAGCGGGTTCTTGCTCTGCGTCATGAGCTGCGAGACGCCCGAGACCTCGAACATCTGCTGAATCAGCCACTGGAGGAACTGGAACTGCGCCGGCGAGAAGCCGTCGGGCGCCTGCCAGATGGCATCGCTCGGGCTGTCCACCTCGACCCGGTGCGGCCGCTTGCCCGCCACCTGCTCCTTGGTGATGTTGGCGCCGCGGCGGGTCAGGACCTTCACCGCGCTGGTGAAGTAGATGTTCTGCATGAGGTCACGGGCGACCTCGTTGACCTTGAACTGGAGCGATGCGAGCTCGTCCACCAGGCTCGAGCCCCAGAAGCCGCGGCGTGGCGGTGCCCAGCGGATGATGGCGAAGGGGAAGTGGTCCCGCTTCCATGGCCCGTCATCGAGCGTGGCGCCGGCGATGGTGAGCGCCCACCGGCCATCGGACGCCTTGGGGCCGCTCGGCAGGTGCCACGACTTGGCCACCTCGATCATGCCCGAGTCCATGCTGCCGCCGGCCTCGTTGTCGTTGGCCTTGGCCTGCGGCTCGGCGGCGTTGTCGATGACGCCCTTGTGCTCGGGGAACTTGGCGGCCAACACCTCCTTGGCCACGCGCATGACGCGGTGCATCTGCCGGGGCTCGCCATAGCGCCCCTCGCGGTCGTCGTAGCGCAGTTCCTCGCAGGGCACGCGGTCGGCGAAGATGCGTCCCTGGTCGGTCCCGACCTCCATAACGCCGCCACGGGTCACCAGGGCGTCACGGAGGGCCAGTGGCGCCTTGGCGGGCACCTTCTGGCACTCGAACTCGCCCTCGATGAGCATGTCGCGGGTCTTGGCCAGCCGTCGCTGTGACCAGTCTGCCCCGTCGGTCGCGCTCTTGATGGCCGGGCGGTTGTTGCCGACCCTCGCCACCAGCGCATCCACGATGGTGCGGGTGAAGTTCAGGTCGGCCGAGGTGAACCCCGTCGAGCGCAGCATGTCGGAGATCGCCATGCCCTTGAGCGCGTCGATGCCGACCGTCGAACCGTAGATGCGCTCGTTGACGAAGTCGCGCCAGATGCGGTGGCGCTGGCGCTGCTCGAGCGCTTGCACGTGCGACCACACCTGCGTGTGGGGCGTCTTCTCGCGCCACCAGAAGGGATTGGCGCCGCTCACGAGGTCAGCTCCTCGTCCTCTTCATCATTGGCCAGGGTCGGGATGCCGAACTCCTGCGCAAACGCGTGGTGGACGTCCCTGGGCGCCTTGGCCGGCGGGCCACCCTGGTCGATGCGCAGGTCGTCGAGCTCTACGCGCAGGCCGTTGGCCTCGAGCTGCCTCACGCGGAAGCCCTTCTCGCGAGCCCACAGGAGGAATGCTTGCATTTCAGCTGTAGTAGGACTCTGCGGCATCGTCTTCCCTCGTTTCCTCGTCCTCGATGCGCTCCTCGAACGCCTTCCAGTAGGCGCTGGTGCCCTTCTCGGGCTTGGGCGTCGGCGCCACAGCGAGGTGCTGCATGGTGTGGCGGTGGCCGTAGAGCGCCGCGTCGCACACGTCGTTGGGGATGCGCGGGTCCTCGCGGAGCTTGCGCTGCACGGTCAGGTCGGCCGGGGCAGGCAGCCACAACACCGTCTTGGCCTCGGTGTGGAGCGCCCCGCCCTTGCGCATGAGCACGTTGCCCTTGCGGATGTCGGTGTTGAAGAGCTCCTGATACTCGTGCTTGCGGTGCTTGTCGGCCTCGACCATGTCGCGACCGAAGCGCTCCATCCACCGCTTGGACCAGCCCTTGCCGGTCGAGCGGGTCGCCCCGCCGATGTCGCCGCCGACGAGCTCGACGTCCACTTGCTCGGCTACCCAGCGCAGGCAGGCGAGCTGTTGGTCGGCGTCGAGCTTGGTCTGCTTCCACGAAGCGACCTCGTAGAGCCGGGGCTCGGTCCACGACCAGGCCCACAGGACATAGGCGAACGGGTCGGGGTAGAAGCCCAGGTCGCAGAACAGGGTGAAGTGCCAGTCGTGACCCTGGGGAAGGTCCTCGAGCGCGGCCGCGATGTCCGGCTGGCCGTCGGCCTGCACCCTGGCCGGCGCGTAGCACAGCGTGTGCTCGGGCACCTGATGGACCGCGTACACGAAGCGGGCGTCGGTCTTGACCCATCGGGCGAACCACTCGCGCTGCACCGTCGGATCGTCGAGCGACAGGCCATGCTCGCGGCAGTACTTGACCACCGTGCGCTCGAACCGCTCCTCGGGCGTGTCGCCGAAGAAGGGGTTCGACAGGACGTTCAAGCGGTGGACGGACCAACCCTGCTTAGCCGGCTCGCCGTCGTCGCGCGTTACGTCGTAGAACAGGCCCGACAGGTCCACGCCCGGCGTGCCCGGCATGACGATCTGCCCGCCGTAATCCATCATGGCGGGCCCAAGCGCCTGCTGGATGAGCGGGCCGAGGTGTGGGGCCTTCTGCGCCTCGTCGAGCACGACCAGGTGCGGGGCGATTCCACGCAGCTTGTTGACCTGGCGAAGGTCGTCGGCTCCGACCAGGCGGATGATGCCGCCGGTATCGGGGAAGGTGAGCGTGTGCTTGGAGTGGTTGGGCACCCCGCCCAGGCCAAACTCCTCGTTGAGCGAGAGCAGGCCGTCCCGCCCGTTGCCGATCCACGCGATGTTTTCGCACTCCGACAGGGTCTCATTGAGGTAGATGACCCGGGCGTGCTCGGTCGTGGCGGCGAAGGCTGCCATCTTGCGCAGGAAGGAGCGCGACTTGCCCGATCGCCGGGTGCCACAGATGGCGACCAAGGGCGATGCGTCGTCGATGCAGGCCCTGGCCTCGGGGTGGACGTCGGCCAACATCCGCTCGACGCCCTCGGCAACGGCGGGTGGCACACCCCGAGACGTGCGCTCCCTGTCTCGCTTGGCGATGGCAGCGAGGACGGCGCGCAGCTCAGGGGAAAGCTCCACACAGCTAGACCGAGGGCTCCACGGCCTTGGCCTTGGCGGTGATGACGGTGCGCGACTTGGGCTTCTCGGCCGGCTTGCCGTCCACCGCGTAGGTGATGGCGCACAGGCTAAGAGGCAGCCGGATGGCCTTGCCCTCGCCGCGCAGCCAGACCGCGTCAGCTTCCTCGGTGGCGGTCCAGCCAT